GCGATACAACCGGCCTTTGGTGGTTCAAGCCCCTATTCCGACCAAGGTGATGTGGAAGTAGCATCAATCTATCTCAATACGTCTTCCACCTCACCTCCCGTCGGAACGGGTCAGCAGACGATGGACTTCAACGTGATGGCCTTCGGCTATAGCGGACTCGTAGAAGGTGGTGGTGTGGAAACGGTTAGTTATGCCTCCAACTGGCTCTAACGCAAATCACCGTCGTGTTTCGGGTTCTTATCCAAGAAACTCCATACTCGGGCACGAGCCCATTGCTCCTTACTGAGTTTCATTGACATTGGTGCCTTCACACCTTTCTTGAAACTTCCCTTCATTCTCACGCTCTGGGGATTCGTTTTGTAAGCCCCAATACCACGGTTATACACTTGTTGTAGCACGTCCTCGGAGTATCCGAATAACTTGCTTAATTCTGGAATAGAATACCCTCGGTCTTCCATTCCATAACGTTCCAAGACTCGTTCTCTATGGGTCTTCATTCTGCTCTCGGGACAGATTCTTTCTGCTCCTCTTTTTCCTTCAGACGGTCGCTACGCCTCGGAATATCAATGGTCTCTACCTTATCCCCCTTGGGTGTCGTGTTATCAATATCCAACGAAACACTCTTCTCCACACCGCAACACGACGACCGGATACGTTTGTGATTGACCGCTCCAATGATAATCCCTCCCACGGCAAGGGCAAGGCTAAGGTAGGACACAATACCTTCTGCGTTCATTTACTATACTTATCCGCATACTTTTTTTGGCACGGAAGACACATATACCTATCCTCCCCCTTGACTTCCTCCCATCGGAGATGGTCGCCACGGTCATCGCATTGGCGGCAGAAGGTCAGATGGCAGTAATAACATTGATGGTCGTAAGGCAGTTCGTAATGTAACTCCTTGGCACACGTATGGCAGTTGGCGACGTAGAAGATTGTGTTGCGGTTCATCTCTGGTATATAATGGGAGAGGATTGTTTAAGTCATCACTAAGATAGTCAAGATAGCCAAAAAGCAAACTAATTTTTTCTGGCCTCTGGAATCCCTATGGACGGACTTGTAGAAATGGCTATCTTGTCTATCTTAACTTCACAACTCATTCTTAAAGGCATAGGGGTCAGACGCTCCCGCATCTAAGAGAAACTGGAAACTCTCTTTCTGGAGGTCTTGCTTGGGGTGGGATTGATGGTAGTCTTTCCTCACGGCCTCCAGACACTTCAGCATTTCCTCTGGAGGTAAGATTGCGGTAAGGGCATCAAAGGCATTCACACCATAACACTGCGGGGGGAGAGACCGTGTCCGTGCGTAGGATTCTAACCATCGTTCCAGCCAGAGGAGTTCAGAGGTGGAGCAAGACGCATCTACAAGGGCTTTCGCAGAGGCACGACTGAGGTGAGGTTTAATGGGCTTGAATGGTTCGGGTGGTAGTTCTACTACTTGTGCGAACTGGAGTTTTTTCTTCTGCTTAGTTGGAGAGAAGGGTGACGAGTTATTCATTTCTAATCTATGCCATAGATAAGAAATGGACGGTCTTGGTAAGGTCAAGGATTACCCCCTAAGTGATTCAGATATTCGCAAGATGCTGGGAAGTGATATTAAAATCGTTACCTATCCGGAATTGGCAAATATGAAAGACGCCAGTGAGATGTTTGATAGTAAGGGGCGATGTATTCTCTTGTATCTTACATCATCGCCGACGGAAGGCCATTGGGTTTGCCTACTAAACAAGAAGAGAGGCATAGAGTTCTTTGACCCCTACGGAGAACCCCCCGAAGCCGCCAAGAAGACTGCCGACCCCGCATTATTGACACAACTCAACTCACGGCAACCTCACCTCACGCAATTGCTACGCAATTCTGGTAAGCCCGTCTTCTACAATACACACGGCTTCCAGAAGGACAAGAGTGGTGTCAATACGTGTGGTCGGCATAGTGTGGTAAGATGCTTGTATGCCCCTTATAGCCTTCAGAAATACGCCAGTATCATTAAGAGCAGTGGTTTATCTCCGGACGACTTTGTCAGTGGTGTGACATACGACAAACTCCGCAAGTAAAAAATCTCTTATAGTAGCATAGGAAATGTCGTTCTCGTCAAGCATACAGAGTTTTGGCGATAACTCCATCGCACCGGATTACGTGTATTACAATGCCGACATCATCAACAACACCACCAGTAATACACTGGGGGGAGTCGCCGTTATAGACCCGCAGATACGCTTCAACGAGACTCGTGATTCGGCGATTATCAAGAATGCCGCAGATTATTACTTCAGTATCATTCGTTTCACGATGAATGGTGCGAACCGAGACTTGCCCTTGTTTATCCCAGTCATTGCGGGAGGCACGGGACAACTCAATCCCGACCTTACCGTCTATACGATGGCATCGTCCTTCACACTTACGGTGGAAGGGTCTGCGGGGCCAGTCGTAATCACGGCACTTCCTCTGAGTCGGCCTATCCTCTACATTCCCGAGACGCAGAATAGTTCGGCCGCTCCCACTCCCCGCACTCTTGCGAATAACAACTTTGTGGGTCAGTATAGTAATACTACCGTCTATAACCTCGGGCAGATTGTTAGCACCACGGGTGTCAATCTGTATGGGGGCTATGCGGGGCCATTCTTTCAAGTTGCGACGCAGACTGCGTGGAGTCCCAATGTGAGTTATGTGATTGGTTCCATCGTTCAGTATAACTCCAACATCTGGACGGCGACTGCCGTTTCACAAGGCTTAGCCCCTACTACGGGGTCGGGCTCTTGGACTCTTGGAACTCCCAACCCGGGTCCCGCTTCTCCCGTGGGGTCTAACTACTGGACGAATGTCCCCGCCAACTTGGGGAACCCTCAAGACATCTCCAGTCGCTACTACTGGGTCTATACCTACCAGCACTGGGTGAATCTATGGAACAACACGATGTTGAACCAGAATACGCTTTTCGTCAATCCCGGACCCGATGCTACGAATGCGAACTCTACGTGTGCTTGGCAAGACACCTACAATGCCTTGTATGCCGCTTGGTTGGCCGCCGTTGCGATTCCCGCTAATGGATTGGCGGGATACGACTTTCCCTACCCCGACTTTCAGACCTTCTGCGGTGGCACCAACATCGCCTTCAACACGCAGATTGGTGTCTATCCTCCCACAATGACCTATCAGTCATCAGACCAGACCTTTCCTATCTACGGTGATACGGCGGGGTTCGGCGAACGAATGATTCAGTTCTCTCCTCAGTTCTCCATCGCCCCTCCCATCGTAGGCATTCCCGTGCCTCCCCGAGCCGAGTTGTATTTCAATAGTAATATGTTTAACTTGTTTGCCAACTACGATAACACCTACTACAACACTCCCGACCTTCCCGATGGTTATACCAACCAGATTCTCTTCACCAACAAGGCCTTTCAGAACTTTGCCGACTTCCGGGTTGCCCCCTATGTGGGAACGGCTCCCCTTGGCTACTATCCCACTCTCCCGAACGGTTCCACGCCAGTCTCTATGATTAACCGCTTGTTCTGCGTAGCGAACCAAGATTACTCCTCCGTGGATTCCCTTTGGTCGCCCATCTCCTCTATCGTTTTCACTACGACACTCCTCCCGGTCAAGGCCGAGGCTACGGGTCAGCCCAACGTTCTGGGGACGGGCAACATAGGGATTTCGGCGGCCACGACTCAAGCCGCCTTCCAGCCTATCATCACGGATATTTCCTTGGATACGAGTCAGCCCGGCGGGAACGACCTCTACCGCAAGTTCATCTACTATGCCCCTTCGGCAGAATACCGTCTCTCGGACTTTGGGGCGAGTAAGCAAGACATTCGCAACATTGACATTCAAGTCTATTGGAAGAATCGCTTGGACTCGCAGTTGTATCCCATCAATATGGCGAACTTGTCTTCGGTTGGCATCAAGGTTATGTTTAAGCGTAAAGACGCTCCGAGCGGGACGGCACGGGTGACCGAGATTCAAAGATAATGTTGTTCGTCAAAAATAATTTCGGGGCTACAGTTATAAGAACCGATGTCCGCCGATATTGAAAAGTTGGCAGTCTTTGACTCTCGCATCGTCCAGTCCCGACCCAAATACGCAGTGGAAAAGGGTGCTCTGAGTGTTACCAATGCTCCTTTCAACGCCATCGCCGCCACTTCCACCCAGCACACGTATAACATTTACGTGCCGTCAGAGAACGTCTATGTAGATAGGGCATTGGAATGGTCTTCTACGGTGTTTATGTCCTTCAGTGCCAGTTGTTCTGTCCCCCCTCAGCCCGTCCAGCCTATCGCCCAGCCGGGTCGTGATTTCTCCTTGTGTGCCTTCCCTCTGAACTCTCTCTGCTCCACTCTGACGGCCACTATCAACGACACCACCTCCGTTATCAACTCGCAAGACGTTCTCAAGGAAGTTCTCCGCCTTACGGACTACAAGAAGAATCGTCTCCAGAGGACTTGCCCTACGATGTTGGATAAGTATCTCTCCTACAACTCTGCGGCGGGTGCGAACAACAACCCCATTGGTGGCATTGAGACCTCTTGCGATTACGACAATGTGCCTAACGGTGCTTGGTATAACTTGGTCTTCACTGACCCTACCGGCACCCCTCTCCCTAACACGGTGACCCTTGCGTCGGCAAACATTGCTTACACGTCCGTGGCTTATACGGGGGCTTTGTATGCGTCGGCGAATGGTCTTCCCGTCTATCCGGCGAACTGGGCCAGTGCTCTGAACTACGGCGTTGCGGGGTTCTTGGTAATCTACAACGATACTATCTTCCTCTCTTCGGGCGGGGCAGTCGTCGCCGTTCCTCCTCTCAACCCCGCCACGGGGGCTCTGAATGCTGGTTGGTCGTATGCGAGTGGGTCGGCCATTGCTCCCGGCTCTGCCGTGCCTATGTTTATCCGATGGGGCACCACGGAGAAGTTGGTTCTCTCTCCCTTCGTCTTTTCTGATTGCCACGAACACGACACTGGGTTATTCGGCATTAACAACATACAACTTATAATGAACTTACAGAGTCCCGGACTAACTTCGGGTGCTCGTATCCTTCGCACCACAAGTAATTACGGTGTCACTCTCTCTAACCTTGCCTACAACGCTACATCATCTTCCGGTGCTTTTGCGAACTCTCGTATTAACGTCCAGTTTCTCACACCTTCCCTTGATGTCCCATTGCCGCCAAAATCGGTCGTGCCGTATATGGAGTTTCCCCGTTACATTACCTCATACTCTGGCGGAACTATCCAGCCCGGCAGTGTCGCTCAGATTCAGTCGCAGACAATCACGTTGCCGCAGATACCCGATTTATTCATCATTTATGTGAAGCCTTCTGCTTACGCCGCCAACGATGCCGATTATTACCTCCCCGTTGCGACCCAAGCCGATGGAGTGACCGCACCTCTTACAATCAACTTTGACAACTTCAGTGGTTTGCTGAGTAGCCAGACTGCGGAGCAGTTGTATGGTATGTCCGTCCGCAACGGTCTGGATATGGACTTTGCCACTTGGTGTGGTGAGGCTCACACGGGAGCGGCGGGGGCTTACGGGTCTCTGGGTGGTAATAGCACCCAAGCGGGTGGTGGGGCATCTGGTCGTGTTGCGATGACGGGTGGTCTGCTGGTTCTCAAGCCATCACAAGACATCACGCTACAGACGGGTCAAGCACCATCGCTCGTGGGTAACTTTACCTTCCAGTTCAACCTTACCGTCAAGAACACCTCCCAAGTCGCCCAGAGCAATCCTCAGTTGTTTGTGATTACGGCGAACTCCGGCTTCTTTGAATCTATCCGTGGGTCTTCCCGTATCATCAAGGGTGTTCTCTCCGAGCAAGACATCATCTCTGCTCCTATGGCTCCTATGGGAACCCGAGACCAACTCCAGCGTTATGTTGGAGGTGCTGGTATGTTCTCCAGCCTTGCCAACGTTCTCAGCAAGGCCAAGGATATCTACCACGCCACAAAACCCGCTATATCGGCGGCCAGAGGTATGCTTCCCGAAGGGTCTATGAAGGGGGCATTGGGGGCAGTAGGATACGGCACGGGTGCTGGAACGGGTGCTGGAACTGGTGCGGGGACGGGTGGCCGTCGCAGAGGAATTGAGGCGAGGTTGATGTAAAGAGCCAAAAATAATTTCGGGGCTACAGTTATAAGAAATGGCTTCCGTAGTGCTTCAGCAGAATCTTCCGGGATTCAACTTAACTGGAACAAACCGTGCGTCACTCTTCGCCGATACTTGTGATGTTCGTTCCGTATCAACAAGTGGTCCGTCCGTTCTTGCCAACTCGGCTCAGCCCGGTCAGCCATCAGTCACCATTGGCACGACGGTCCAACTTTCCACGATTGAAGCCCCCAATGGTGCGACGGTGCCTACCGCATTTACAGACACTCTATCAACCTATACGGGAGGAGGTGTGGTGGCAAACACGAGAACTGTCACTCTTTCTGCCGACCCTATCGTTGCCGTTGCGGCGTCTCCAGCACTCGCCTTGGGTGCTTTCGGCACCTCCTATCCCGCTCCCGTTCCCGCTGGTGGCGGGAACGCTGCCACGACTCAGCCCGTGGTTCGTCTTCCTCCCTCTCTTCCTATCGGTGTAACGGACTGGCAGAATGCCAGTGGTCTCATCGGTCAGTTTCAATCAACGGGGGCACTTCAGAACATTTCCGTTCCCGGAATTACGGCGGGTTCTACCATTCGTTTCTATCTGCTTGGTTGGGCGGCGGCGGCCAACATCGCAGCCGGAGTGGCCTATCCCGGCCTACCCGGAGCGGCGGCCGCTCCAGTAATAACTGCTAATGTGGGTTTTTCAGTGACTGCTGAGAATCTGATATACTGGGGATATGAGGTTCTTCTGGCGTAAATAATATGACAAGACTCCATAGATGGAGAATATAGCCACAATCAAAACTTGCTATTCTCTTCCGGCAATACCCAAAGAGAATAGAATAAGTCACGCAATTGATTTTGCGGGAAACAATGTTCCACTTGACTGGAACTATATCACGACAATACGCAACACCCGTCACGGTGACGGGAATATTACCATAGAATATCCAACGCCAGACGATTCGGAGAAAAGCGGTCTTCGTTCCACTTCCCCGGCAGAGCCTCGTGAGACTTGTGGAAACGTCGCTTCTTCGCTTCCGCAGTCCCCTTCGGCACTTTTTGAGCCTTTTCCAGATGTTGATATATCTGGTGGTCGTTATATCCAACCCTTCCGAATCTCCTTATCTGCCCCCGCTCGTTTGGAATCTGAAGTTTGTGCGTATTGTCGTCAGACCATCATAAGGTAGAAGGGTCATACTTATGTTTCTTGGCTCGTCCCTTGGCCTCCTTGAGGTAATGTGACGGTTCAATGCCTACCTTGCGTAGTTGCCGTAAGAAGGCGGAATGTCCCTTCGCACCACCACATAGCGGACACGCCTTACCACTACCACCCAGTGAGCCAATGGTAGAACCAATGCCACTGGAAATATTACCGATGACATTCCCAGCCCCGGGAATGAGTTTGGCAATCTGGCCGATACCACCGAAGGTGTCGCCGATGGTCTGAAAGGTTTTCTTCCACCCTTCGGATTCTTCGTCCTTCCTCTGCTGGACGAGTTGTTGGTAGGCGGGATTGTTTGTGCCTTGCGTCTGTTGTAGGCGGTCATAGGCTTCGCCCCGTGCCTTCTCTATTTCCTTGGGGTCGCTCAGACCAATCATACGAGTGCTGGGGTCATTGCTTCCGAAGAAATCACTAAATCCGCAACCACGCTTCTTCCTTGGCATTCTACCATACCGTAACAAAAAAAATAAGATAGACAAGATAGTCAAATCTTAAACTTTTTTTCTATGAGTCCCTTGATGATTCCCAAGGAGACTTTACGATTTCCCTATCTTGTCTATCTTACAACCCGAAGAAGTTGGGTTGGACGATTACATTCCCACTCTCACACTCTTCTTCCTCCTCCGTGAGGTTCCTTCGCTTGAGTCCAACGTAGTAAGACCCGGCGGGTTTTGCCACATCATTGACCTTGAAGTTGTTAGACATACGCACTTGCTGGACTCCGCACATCTCCATCATACTCTTGAGTTTGGCGGGGGTCATATCCTTGCGGTCTGGATTATCGGCCTTGTAGTTCATCAGAATCTCTTGAGCGGATACGAGATATTCTCGGTCGGCCAACTTATTGTGTTCGTAATTGGCTGGAAGCCAATCACGCAATAGATTGTTCTCACCCAGATACTCATCGGTCTCTTCCTTGACAAACTTCGGTGTTGCCAGAGACGACCCGATGGTGGGGAAGACCTCCAAGAGGATATGTATGAACTCATCACGCCATTCTTGCGACTTGCCGATTTTGTCTTTCAGTTCCACATTGGCAAGACGATGATGCTTCTCCGTGGGGAACTCATTGAAATCAAAGGGGAACTTGATGATACGAAGGCGACGCTTGATGCCCCCATCAATCTTGTTGAGGACGGGAATGCCATTGGTCTGAAGGAACAAGCCGAACTGAGGCACATAGGAGACGGTGTTGCCATAGAGACATCTGGCAGTGATGGTGTCACCGCCCGTGTATTCCTTGATGGTTCCAATCTGGAGTTTGTCATCGGCCTCTGGTTCTTGGGCTTGGACGAATCTCTTACCCTTTGCCAAGGCGATGGGAGGATTGGGGGCGTCCTTCTTGTCCGAGGGCTTCGTGATACAAGTAGAGGGAATGGAATGGAAGTAGTCGCCAAGGGCACGTTCCAGCAACTTGCTAAGCAGTCCTTTGCCATTCCCGCCCCGTCCCGTCCAGACATAGAACTCCTCAAACTTCTTGACTCCGTGAAGTTGAGCGGCAATGATGCGAAGTATATACTCTACCATACTCTTATCGTCCCAGATAGTGTTGAAGGTCGCACGAATCTCAGCGGCGATGGTGGGATTGCGTGTCTCGGGATACTTGTAGCCCGTGTGGAGGCACACATAGTCGGTAGGGAGAATGTCTCGTATGACAAGCGGACGCTTATCCAAATCCACGACCTTGTTCTCAAAGGCGAAGAGATTGCGGGACTCGTCCATCAACTTGGGGAGATTGTCGTTGTTGTAGTTGGGAGGCAACAAACCGACAACACCGTCCAAGAAGTGCTTGTTGCCAATCATAGCCGAGAAGGCAACAACCTTCTTGATGCGGTCTTGATTCTTCTCGTCTTTGTCAGAGGGGTCAAGCAAGGCATAATGCTCCTTGGCAACTTTCCGCATCGTAGCCCAGATGTCATTGAGGAGGCCACTGGGAGCCTTGGCGTAATGCTTCCAGACACCCGTTGGCATCAACTGGAACCACTTGAGGTCCTCGTGGAAGAGATACGCATCGGGCTTGAGATTGTAGAAGTATTGAGCCACGACGGCGTGGTTGGTCTCCGTCAATATTCGCCAGAAGTCATTGCGACGAGGAGTCAATTCAACGAAAAGGGTCGGATTGTCTTCCTTGAGCCACTTCCACAAGGTCGCTTGGGACAAGGAGCCCTTCTTGAAGGTCTTCCATCGTTCCAAGGCGAAGGCACGAGTCCCAGACTGGTAGTGCTTGGACTTCTTGCTAATCTCAAACCAAGGCTCAAATCCTACGCCCTCATTGAAGCAGATGATGCCGATGCGTAGCCACGAGTCATACCCATTCACACGCTTGACGTCCAATCCTTGAATGACCTTTTGAAGGAGGGAGGTCTCACCTTCTTCCTCGGACTCAATGGAGTTCTCGGGCGTGGGGGCAGTCGGGACAACAATGGGAGGTGTGATGACAACGACGGGTTCTGGGAGTAGAACCGAGTCGGGGGGAATGTAGGTGATAAGACTATCAACGACGGTATGGTCGTCACTGACAATCTTGAGGGGGCGGTTCTCCGTGTAGCGAGGGTAGTCCTTGGAAGACCCTACCATTCGCATCTTGCGACCCTTGGGATTATAGACATTCATATCTACACACAAGCCGTCGGCAACACTCCCGCCAGTCACCACTGGGATAATCCCGCTTAGTATTGCCGTAAGTTCCGGTAGGGCAATATCACGGACGTATGCCTCAATAGCCTTCTTGGTGCCGTGCTTCTTGAGGTAATGGAGTCGGAAGGACAACTTATTGGTGTAAGTCGTTTCCTCGTCCTTGAGGCCTTCCAACTGATACTGACACGCCTCCATAATACACACATCTTCCAGACTAATCTTGAGAGCCATCGTGATTTCTTCCACGAGTTCCTCAAAGTCAGCCTTACCATTCGTGGATATTGAGCCGTCCAAGTCAATGTAACAACGATTCAATACTGCTTCGGCATCGTCCTCAGTGGGATTGGTGCGTTCGTAGCAATTCTTGTATCGCTTCAGATGAGCCTCCACGCCGGAGAGGCTCACCTTGTCAAAGGTCTTGTCGGTCTTCATCAGACCACGGCAGATACGCACAAAGGGTTCGGGATTCATTCTATGTATAATAGGAGAAGATTCTTTAGATTCTTTCGTCTCAACTTTTACCAAGGCCTTGGACTTGTTTCCGGGGCGACGGTTGGCGTGGGCGTCAAGTTCAGCGGTAGATGGAACGATAAGATTATCAAAGAGGTCATCAGAGGAGTCCATTCGGGGTTTATGACCCGGAAGAGAGAGAAAAAAGGCAATCAATTTTTATCATATAAGGGGACAGCGAATCGCTGTCCTCCCGATAAGGATAAGACAGCGAATCGCTGTGGGGGGCTATCAAAAAAATTGACGCATCAGAATCCGGATAGGAAAGACATATCCTCCTTCCTACATACGACGATTATCCAAAATGACTGAGTTCCTCAACAAAGTAGCCCTTTACGACGAATTATACAAGGCGTGTAGCGGTAAGTCCTTCATAGACTTCATTGCCAAGGCGGAAGAAGTGTTGCCACTGCTTACACCGCCTTCCATACCGCCTCCCGCACCATCTTACCGTGCCGTCCTCGCACCAAGCAACTCCAGTAGCAATACCGTCCATTTCCCATCGTCCGCCAGTGTCGCATCAGACGAACCAGACTTCTTCGCAGACGAAGGGAAGGTTCAGACACCCAATGGCGAACTGACGGGCATCTTCGTCTTATCTGGCATCAAGTCTGCTACATTGCTCTTTCAGATGATGCGAGACTATTACCGCCTTCACCCCGAGCGATTCTCCATTGGTGGCGGTCATACCAGTGGCGGTGAGGAAGAACCGCACGTCACCATAACGGTAGATTACGACATTCGTGATGCCAATGACGGTAAGGCTCTCAAGACGCACAACTATAGATTCCACGCATACTACAAGGGGGCACGTAGTCCCAAGGGACTATACAAGTCACGTGTCTTTACGCATCTCACGGGCTTCTCTGCTCCCGACAATACATTCATAACGGCGGCGGTATTCCACGCCTCCGATTGGGCTTCTTCTTAACAAACTACAACAAAAGGAGGTTGGTCGTCAATGAAGCAAAAAAACAAAAAAAAGACCACACCATCTTTTTTTTTGTATTTTGTTTTTTATTTTTATTCATCATCACCACCCACCTTAAACTTACGCTTACACACGGCACACTCATACTTGGGCTTCTCTTCCGCAATGGCGTGGGCTTTGAGGGCATCAAGACACGGCTTACAATAGTAATGACCGCAGTTGGTAATCTCAAGCGTATCAAGCGGTATCATCGCAAGGCAGATAGGGCAGTCCCACTCTTTTTTCAGTGCGTCTGCCATCTCTTGGATAACGGTCTTGATGTGCGTCGGAATGGCGACATCGTTGATGACGGTCTGATGCGTTGCGTAATGGTGGTGTGCGACGGTGTGGCTATGATGGACTCGTTCGTAATACTTCGCCCACGCATACGCCACACGGCGGTTGGCGTATTGTAACTTCTGCTGGAGTTGAGGAATGGTAGCGTTCATTCTGGATAATTGGCTTATGGAGGGAGGGGTTGATGCCCCTTAGATAGGAGAGAAAAGACGTTCAATTTTTATATTTATATAGGACAGCGAATCGCTGTGGGGGCTTGTCTAAAAAATTGAAGCCCCCAAAACCGGATATATGACTACCACAACGACGAGCATTCCTACATACTATCCATACTGAAGATGATTTCCAACGAGACCAACGACATTCAATCCAATTCGGCGGCGGCCATTCCCGAAGCCAGTCCTATCCCCACGGCGGCACCCAAGAAGACACTGCGACGCACCAAGAAGGAGGTCGCACCAGCCCCCGCATCAGTCCCCGCATCAGACCCCGAGATTCCAGAGACGGCCATTGTCATCGTGACGACGACGGCATCGTCTGCCTCCGCATCTGCCTCCAGTGCGGCCGACCAAGCGGAATACGAAAAGTCTGAGGCCTACATTGGCAAGATTGGTGGCACGGTGGCGGCGATGAATCTGATGAAGAAGCAGAACAAAGAGATTAAACGCCTCCGTGAGATTGAGGAGAAATACAATGTCCTATTCCAGAAGGAGGAAGCATTGCGACTGAAGCGTAATGAGGCTTCCAAGAAATCAAAGGCAAAACAAGCAGAGGCGAAGAAAGCAGAAAAGGCTGGTGCGGCGGCAACGAAGGCCAAACTGGAGGAGCGTGTTGCCAAACTGGAGGAGAAGGTGCTGAACTCCAATTCTGCCGCCGCCAGTGTTGCCCCCGAGGAGGAGGAGGACGATATGGAAGCGATTGAGAGTGAGGACGAGGAGGAGGGGGAGGACTAAGATAGACAAGATAGGCAAAAAGCAAAGTAAAAAAGTATGGACTGATATGGGATTCCCATCGGGACTTAGAGAAATCCCTATCTTGTCTATCTTAACATATCAAAA